AAGAGTCATCTACTCAGCGGACCTCTCCAAATCCACGGACCCTATTTCGATCGAGCTGGCTCGTTTCGTGCTAGACTGCATTGTCTCTCACACTGGAAAACCAGAGTGGTGGGATAACGCAGTACAGGCAGTCATAAACGAGCACACTCTACCGAGCGGGGAAGTCACGAAGTGCGGAGCCCTTATGGGGCTTGGGCCGAGCTGGACCATCCTGTCGATCCTCAACAGCTTTGCAGCGGATGAGGCAGGAGGGGAGCAAACGGACCATCGCACCTGCGGTGACGACCTCGTGGGTCTGTGGCGGATTAGCACGTGTACCCGATACGAGCGTGCGATCGCGAGCCTGCATCTCAAGTCTAACACAGAAAAGTCATACAGAGGAACCAACGGGGTCTTCTGCGAACGATTCGTAACGAAAGACGGAAGCAGTGCGCGGATCGAATCTCACGTTCGTATCGGCCAGGCTGTTGGTTCAAGGAGCAAGAGTAACCAGCGGGGCCATCTAGCGATAGACTCTCTTGCAAAGGCAAGAGGGACGAAAGCAATCAGATCGGCGATCCGTCGTAATCTCTACTCCAACTCCCCTCGGAGGAACATGCCCGGGCTTATCCGTCATGGTGGTGGCGGCGTGCGCGACGCTGATGCAATTACCGTAATCGGTTATTTGCAAGGCGGTGGCGCAGCTACCAATCACCATGAGAGTTCTGCCACGTACAAGAACCTGCGAAAGGAACTTTCCACGCTTCCAGCAACCGCGACAGGCGTCCGTGTACGGGATGTTCTCAACTTAGCATTAAGCCAAGAAGAGCTAGCATACCGCACAAAGAACGGAGCCGCGACGCGGGCGACTGCACCAGTAAAACTCGGTGAGCTAAGACGGTCTTTAATTCGGAATCGAACTAAGGCCAAGAAGCTCGTAAACGAGAGTAAGGGACCGATCGCAGCGCTGAAGGCGTGTCTAGGAACCAACTCTCTTTATTATCGCATCGGCTCCACTAAGAGCAAGTCCATCATACACAAGTTGCGAGGTAAGCGCTTTAACGCTGCCCTTAACGCAATCCATAATACATGGGACGAGCTCATCAGCGTAGAAGATGCGAAGAGAGTTTTCCAACAATCCTATCCCTCTACAATCCCGAGTCTCGATATGAGACTCAGTCCTGCAAAAGAATTGTGGGATTCATCCCCCCAGACAGAAGTCTAGAGGGTCCGACTATATTGTTTGGGCTGCACAGAATGGTTCACTCGCGTGTGCAATCCCAGCACTGTCATGATGCGGGGTGCTTTTGCCTGCTCCCTTACGGGCCTGAGCCGGTACGCCCCTCTTTAATCAACCTGGACATAACAATCCTTCGACTGTATGCCCATATTGACATCGTGCTTGCTGTGGACACTCGGTCAACATGACACACATTAGGCACAGAGCCCCCAAACTCAAGCCATCCGCAAAGTCCGGCCCCCAAGTAGTTGGGTTACAGACACACACCGCTGTGTC